CAGGGTGCGGGAAATGAACCCTTGATCCCAAGCTCCCGTAGGCATGACCTCGTTAAGATATGCAGGAGTACACGCTCCCAAAAGGTTAATCTGTGGAGCTTTAATCTTGATCCTAAGATCTTTCCCTCGTCGCTTCTGATCGACTGTAAATCCATCGTAGATATCCGTTAGGTTGTTCATCAGTGAAGTCTCCCAGCCAGGGATCAGCACCCCAAGCTCGCGGGAGACCACTGTGAGTGAGTGAAACTCGTCAAAGGGCGGGTTACCGCCCAGGATGATGACCCTTCTGATTGACTCGTTCAGGGCATCGATCATACTGGCCGTGGTCATGTCCGAGGGGCCGACGTGGATCTCTGGAACGTCCCGCATCATGGCCTCGGCGGGATGCATAGCTACGCCCTTCCCGATCCCAGGCGGACCTACCAGCAAGACATAGAGGTTCGGATAGAGCGCGGACCCCATGGTCCTCACCCACACTCTACGTTCCATTGCAGCGGCAACGAAGAAGATCGCAACCCACTTGCGAAACAATGCCGGAGATGGCAGAATTTCAGTGTATTCTTCGTAGGACTCGATCCAGTTGCCTAGCCTTCGGATGCCTGCGGGGGGTGCCACTTGGAAAGCCCATTCGGGTTATCGACAGTTTTCTTACCCCAATTCCATCCGACTTGCACTTCCACAGGCACTACGAACTCGCGGCCGCCCTCGAGTTCCAGGGGAACCCGCATCGCAGAAAGAACCCTTGGGATAACCTCATTTTCGTCGCCCTCCTTATATTGTATAAGTATTGAGTCGTGACCCTGCAACATGATTTGAACTATGTTCAGCCGCCACAGGGCCAGCATGGCATGGTTCATCTCGTCCGCGGTCATCGACTGGCCCAGGTGGGCCACGGCCTGTTTCAGTGTATCACGCTCGTCGCGCTTACCGAAGAACCAGCGCTTCCGCCCGAAGGGCGTTACCAAGTAACCCTTGTTCATTATCTCTTCTTTGACCCAGTCGTGGAGCTTGTGGATCGAGGGGAACGTGGAGAAGTAGAGCGCTTGGAAGTCTTTGATGATCGACTGCTCGATTTTGGTGTGCTTGGACATTTCGTACGGGGAACCAAGGTAATTAGTACCGTGGCCGAGCACCTTACACACATGGCGTAGAGTGTGATGCCGATAGTAGGGTTGCTCAGCGACCACGCGGTCCCTCTTGAGGTCACCACTCCAGGGCAAGTCCGGTCGCGACATTCTGGCAACTGTAGTGTGTAGGTCCCCTGACTCACAAGCATCGAGATACGTCGGGTCTCTGAAGACATTGTAACACAGCGCTCCTATGTTGCGGCTATCAGCCTGTTCAAGGTCGATGTTGGCGAACTTCATTCCCTTGTCGGCGACGAAGATACGGCGGAGGCGTTCCTCAATGTTTTGGAGATTTCCACCACTTCCAAAGTCATTGAGGCTAGAAGAAAATCTACCTGTTGTAGTTCCTGCGATGTTATAAGAAGTACGGAGTCGCCCGTCGGAGTCAATTTTCGTCTCAAGGACTCCAATCTTTTTACCAAAATCTCGTAGTGCGAGGATATGGTTAATAATTGGCTGAGAGATAAAATGTATCTGTAGTCGTTCAAGGGCGTCCCGGTTAACTGTGCGTACCATCTCTCCCCGTTCGTTTCGCTTTCGTACTTCAGGAAGTTTGAGTACATCATAGAGGAGAGCAGCAACATGGGAGTTAGAACGCCAAGCTTTAGTTTTTCCGCTGTCTCGGAAATTGGTGTATCCGACTCCATCGTGAACGATCCGATACAGGTTCCGCTGTAGGCGGTCAGTGTCACTTCGATACTGTTCGATAGCTCGTACTCGCTCGGTTTCATCGACAAGCACTCCATGGAGGTTCATCTCTAACACCGGGGCCTGAAGGGCCAGCGAAAGAGCATAGGTGCTCCCGGTGAGGTTATCTAGCTGGGGAAGGATGGCCTCGAGGACCTCCAGTGTCACGCAGCAGTCGAGCCCATTGTATATCCAGAGACGTTCCGTCTCGGACTTGGGCTCGCCGGGCCTCAATAGGTCAGTGCGGGTGGCCTTCATCGGTCTTTGAAGTGGGCGTTAAAGAACGCTCCCTTGGAGGGCGACAGCGCGAACGCGGCAAACTCGTCCAGCGTACCCATGAAGTCGTAGCTCAACGAGCCACCGCGCTTGAACACCACTGTGATCGTGTCGGGCGACTTGTAGCCAATCGCGGAGATCGCGGAGCTGGCCACGGGGAGGGTCAGCGAGTCACTGTCCTTGGGAAAGGGCACGCCCAGATGCTCGGCCAGGGTGGCCATGAGCGAGGCTTCACTGTCCTCGACGGCCTCTGTTGCCACTCCCGCCGCGATGCGGGCAAGAATACTGGGAATAGCCATGTCAGTCCTCCTTTTTGATCGTTCCCTTGTGTTTCAATCGGATACCGAGCTTCCATGCACTTTCGGATGTGTAGATTGACCCGAGGTAGTCGAGTCCCTTAGGGGACTCTGGCATGAGTGCATGATGAAGAAGCATAGTATCGTGACGAGCATTAGTAACCGGAACCCCATAAGTCCTCCACAGGCGATGCATATCAAAGAGCCCGTTCTGGAACACCTTCTCGCACGGCGAAGCAAGAGCCTTTTTGACCCATCGCCAAGCGGCAACCTCGGCCTCTTTCGAGCCCCAATAACGCCCCGAAGCGTTGCGGTGGTCCTCAAACGGCAGAACCAATGCAACGTCTATCGTAGGGGCAAACCCAATACAGGTTATCACGTTCCCCCGAGTTTCTATGTCGACTGCAAGCCTTTTGGCGGGTAGAATGTGCCCTGCGTAGAACTGTTCGAGGTCTCCGAGGAGGGGTTCGGTGTAGATCGTCCGTTGGGGTCTCCTAATCTCGGGATACTCGGACTCGCGTCGGGCTTTTTGAAGGTCGAGGATAGTGACGTGCCTTGCTTCGTATCCTCCTTGGAGAATATAGCTTGGGTGGAAGGTTGGGATGCACTTTTTTCCTGCCAGTACGGGGGAACCTGCGACTGCCCCACGAAGTTTCGATATTCTACCGTCACGTAGTATTGCCCAGGCGGCAGTTCCCCCGAGACAGACAATGACATTCGGATCAGCTCGAGTAAGTTCTGCGTAAAGGCGGTCGAGTTCTGGGAGAAATTCATCGCGGATGTACTTGCCAGATGATAGCGGCGGGAGCGCATGACGGACCTCCTTGCGCGTAGCACACAGATTTTCGATCTTGTTCGTCGGCCTGGGCCGTAAGTTGAAGACGTTCGTAAGAAAGCACTCCCTTCGCGCTATCCCGGCCTCGCCCAACATCGAGTTGAGCTGCCAACCAGCCGGGCCTACGAAGGGAGCGCGTTCCCGCTCCTCGTGTTCACCCCACGCCTCCCCAACTAATGCGATTTTATAGGACACGGGGCAATAATCTCCCGAGAGAGTCGCGTTGCCTCTCCTTCATGTGCTCGACATTATGACAACTTTGACACAGTACCAACAGATTATCTGGACTATTGTTAGCTCTGTTTCTATCAACATGATGCCGAGGGAACTTTATCTTTCCTCTTCGACCACAATTCTCGCAGAGATAGAGGTCTCGGCCAACCGACCTGAGCGCTCTCTTGGATGCTCTGTTAATCGTGCCTCGAGACATACCATCCTTGTAATTACTGTTCTTCGCACCCCACTGATTTCGTAGCATTTTAACCTCCCACGGCCTCGGCCACTTTCAGCTTTCGACTTCGTCGGAGGGCCTCTCGGGCAAGACTGGCGAAATCAGGATTGATTTCAAGTCCAAGCACATGCTTTGCGCCAAGAGACTCAGCCGCTCGCAACGAACTTCCACTACCACAAGTGGGGTCAAGCATAACTGTATTCTCATCCACGAGCATTCCGAAGAAGTGTCGTAGCATAGGCTCGGGTTTTTCAGACATGTGTCTTTCTCTAACAGTTGGAGCCGCGTAAGCGTTAGCAACCGCTCTAACAATCTTTCGGTCGCCCCTCGACCCAAAGAGACAAGTTTCATAGATTTGTCGTGGTCCACGCTCGGGATCGGGGAGTATTCCTGCGCCATCAGACTTCATCCATATTAGGGGTTGAGGGTTAATGTCCCAGCCTATGTTCTCGAGCTGGCGACAGGTCCATTCATACAGTCGCTCGTCGGCCTTTCGCATAGCAAACCAGAACATCAGGTGACACGACGGGGCCGTCATAGTCTTGGTGGTGATCTCCAAGGCCATCATCAGCTTCTGCCACGCCTCGGGCGTGTCTTCGTAGCCCCCGTGGGCGCGAGCGCCCCCTTGATTGAAGTCGTCCGCTCCTATTCCATAGGGAAAATCGCAGTGGATCAGATTGAACCGCCACGGACTGTCCCCGAGCGCCCAGTCGGTGAAGTCCGTCGTGAGGATCGACTCTGGCTCGACCTCGGGCTTGACCTCGAAGTGCTCGTGCAATCGACTGATGTTGGCTTCGTCGCGGCGCTCTCGCGCACGCTGAGCGATGCCCAAGGCCGTGGACAGCTTAGGAGCATCCGCAACCATTTTGTTGTCATCCATCTCCTCCGCAACCAGTATGAGTCTGTTGATGTGCTGCTTGGTAAAGCCTATGGCCTCGGCCGTGTCTGCCTGACTCCACGTAGGATCAGCGCGCAGCCGAAGGGCGTGCCACCGAGAGACGGCGTTGACTTGGTCCTGCCAGGAGATATCCTGACGCTTGATGTTCTCCTCAAGCTCGATCGCCTCCAACTTGAGGGGGTCAAGCTCGTCCACGTACTGCACTGGGATCGCAGTCCATCCCAATCTGGTACAGGCCGTGTACCGGCGCTCACCCGCGACAAGTTCGAAGTCCCGGGTAACGACGATAGGATGGATCAATCCCAGGCGGTTGATCGAGTCCGCCAGTACGTCGATGTCGCTCAGTTCGCGCCGCTGCCGTTCGTCCCGCTTGACATGGATGTCGCCAAGCGGGACCAAGTGAAATTGCCCTGAAGTCATACGCGCGGCCCTCCATCGGCTTCTCGGGTGATAGCCACATTGACCCACATAGCTACAGTACGGAATGACCGCAGGATGAAGGTCTTATCTGGTCCCTCTGGCAGGTTTTCATCGAGCCACCCCGCGTACATTCTGGCGGCTCTACGGCCCTGTTCCATCGTGTCCTGCTGATCCTCAGTAGGTCTTACGTACTCAAAGGTACTCTGCTGCATCTGCATTGTGGCCTCCTATCCTTTGTGAAGCTTACCTCTCTGTTCACTCATGGAGATAAGCATACTTTGTGCTGTGTTACTGAACGCCGCAACTCTATCGGAGAAGAGCCGTCCCGACTCGAGGATGGAGTCCGCAAGGGCACTAGCCTCGGCGCGGATCGCCTCCGCGTGCGTGACCACGGCCTCTCCCATTTCCCGGATTTGATCAGCGGTCTCAATGCTTATCCTGTCTATGCCCCGTGCGCTAAGCTCGCCAATACGAAGCAGATCAGGAGGACCGCCATTGTTGCCACGAGGAGGGATTTCATTAAGAGTTCGAATGTCATCTTGTTGCTCAGTCATTTGCGTGACTCCTTTCTCGGTATGGCCCCGAACATTTTGTTCCGAGCCTTATCATACCCTAATGGTTTCCATTCACCACACCAGTAATTGTTATTAACAAGTGGTGAATGCGAAGTTACAGTTCCCTCCTCGACCTTAGTTACGGCAGGAGGGTATCGGTGACAGGCCACTGCGTTCTCGTTGCAGGGCATAGAGTAGTAGCATTCAATGCACTTCTTAACCATCTTGACCTCCGCGGCCTGGGGACCACTTTCATGATGGTCCCCAGGCCCTCAACGCGCACGCTCGGGAGTCACGAATACCTACACGTGCGCAGTCGAGTTCACGCGGTGGAAGATCCGCTTGCCGTCCTGGGACATTTCGTGCTTGACTTCCACCAATAGCTCACGGTTCGGAACATCATCGAGCATCTGTTCAATGCCCTTGGCGTCGCCAGGATTGGCGATGCCGAGGGTGTTCTGGAGAAACTCCTTGATAATCGACTTGCTAACGTCGTTATCAATAATGTAGAAGTCCTGTTGCAGGCTCTTCCCGACGACCTGCTGCTCAGCGGCCTCACGGGCGTCCACAGTGTTACCAGCGGCAATGATTTTGTACTTGAACCGCAGATAATCAGTCTTCTTCTGCGAGGATTGGCCGTGCTCGGGCCGCCCATCGACCATGCAGTGGTATGTCCCCGTCGGGAAGGGTTTGGGTTGCTTGAACTCCGACGTGGGCATCTTGAGGATTTCTTCAAAGGACATCGCCATTTCCTGGCTCCTATGACCGGAGGGTTTCGAAGTACGTCGCCAGCCCGGTCTCAATTGGCAACGTAGGCAACATCTTGAACGCGGCGGGGTTAGCGAGGTCGATCATCGCCGTCGCCGCAGTTTGGATTTGACGCTTGCCGCCCGGGCCGGTCTGGGCCAGCGCGACACTGTTGAAATAACGGGGTATCTGGGGGGAAAGCGCCGAACCAACTGCTGTTGGATAACCCTTCTTGGTCCCATCAGGATTGTCCACATAGCGGACATGACTAATAACAATGACGTTCGTTCTGAAGGACTCAGATGTAAGGAGCGCAAGCACACCTTCAACTGCGTCTTGGGCGTCTTTGTAGACAGCTCGTACATCATACTTCCCGTCCTTCGACTTCGGAACCAATGGCTCCCGGAAACGGAAGGCCGCGTCCGAGAGGAACGTCAGCGAGTCCAACACGAGGATACACTCAGGGCCCCAGCCCGCGGGCGGACCAAGGTCCACGTTCCCGTACTTCCACAGATCAAGCATTCTAAGGGACTCGATAAAGGCCGTGGCCGAGCCATCCACGACGGTGCCAAAGGGACTGGCCTTGAGCTTGTCCCGCAACGTGCGAAACTCGATGCTCTCGAGTCGATCGGGCGCTTCGCGTTTGACCACCTGAACGAGGGCGTCGAGGCCGTTATCCAGATCGAGTATTCTCAGCTTGTACTTTTTGACGAGTGATGCCAGAGCCCCGGTCTTACCGGACTTGGAGTCACCAATCAACAGAAGCTTTGTAAACTCCGAGGACTGGTGTTCTTTAAGTGACGGCATCGGGAGACCCCTCTATATCCAATACGATCTGCAACTTGGCGGCATTTATGCCTTTGACCCACTGGGGTATCCCCGTGGTCAGCCTCACGCCGTTGCCCAGCTCGACCGCGATCGTGTCCGTGAACAGTTTAACATCGTCGCGGTCGAGGGGGAACTCCAAAATGACCTGGCTCATCGCGGCACCGGCGGGTTCCAGGGCTCTCGCTGAAAGTGGGTCTCGAGGAACTTCTCCCGTACCTGGGGACTCTTGGAGCAGATCTCGCGGAACGCGCAGCCCCCGTACTTGTGACAGCTCTTGTCGTTCTGGGGCCAATAGCCACGCTCCGCGTAACCACGGGCCTGCTCGAGGTAAACGTAGAGGTCCTTCATCCATTCGTCGATCTGATCCGCGGTCTTAAAGACAAAGGATCGAACAAA